ATAACTATAAACATATATAAGGAGAAATATGGCAGCACGTAAAAAGAAAAGAGGACCAAGTCTTGATGAAAAGTATCTTGGACCAGAACCAATCTATACTCAAGAGTCAGACTTTAGTTCAACTGAATGGACAAAAGGCGCTCATTGGTATAACTACTTTTATAAGACAAAAGATTATATGCCTACCACGTATCAGTTTGCAATAGACTATTGTGGATACGATAAAAAGAAAGTAGCAGTACTTAAGAGACTTAAAGATTGGAAGTTTAGTAAAGTCAATAAAATCATTAAACTTCATACTCGTGGATTTGAATACGAAGGAAACAAACTCGATCAAGTCAAAGACTTTATCGACCAGATGTATGTTGAAGGCTTAAAGCTTAAAAAGATCGAAGAGAAAGAAAAAGCAGCAGTCGTAGTTATCAGTCCAGCTGAAAGAACAAGAAGAAAAGTCTTAGAGACTATCTATCACGATTGGGATAGAGTCATTGTTGAAGGTTGGTTCGAAGAAGACTACAAACAAGGCTTTAGTTGCTATAACAGATTTAAAGGACATGGATTGAAAGGTAACGCCATCAATCTGTTTAAAGATCTTATCGAACCTGAATATGAAAACATTAAAGCAGCGTATGAAAAAACATGCGATGATTGTGTTGAAGGTTATTCACATATCTCTAAAGGAGATAAGAAAAAAATTATGAAGCAGTTTGAAGACGTATTTGCCGATTTAGAAAAGCTACGATCTTCATTTAAAGCAACAAAGATCCCAAGAGCTAAAAAAGTTAAGGCATCAGATCAACAGGTCACTAAGTTACAATATTGTACAGAAGATAATGTCGTCAAGTTGACGTCGATTAATCCAGTAATGATACCTGGTAAGAGCAAGCTATATGTCTACAATAGAAAGAATAAGAAACTTATTGAATACATAACTGATAGTATTGGAGGATTTGAAGTCTCTGGCACATCAATTAAGAACTTTAATAATTCAAGTAAACAAGCAACCATCAGAAAACCTGATGATATATTACCCATGATACTTAATAAGACTGAGAAACAGATCGAAAAAGTATGGGAAACATTAACAACAAAAATAAGTAAACCATCAGGCAGAGTTAATGCTGACTGTATTTTAATGAGAGTATTTTAGGAGAAAAATATGTTAACAGTAGGAGATTATTTCCCAGCCTTTTCACTGCAGGGAGTTAATAAAGAAAATGAATTTGTGAAAGTGGATATACATGAGACATTCCAACCACTTAAAAAAGATTGGTCAGTCGTATACTTCTATCCAAAAGACTTTACGTTTATCTGTCCAACAGAAATTGCAGGAATGGATATACTTACAGAGCATGCAAATGTTGTAGGTATTAGTGGAGATAACGAGTATTGCAAACTGGCTTGGAAACAAGACAACCATATGATTGGAGAAATCGATCATATACTTGCAGCTGACTGTGGATTACAACTTGCAGATGAGTTAGGTATTGTTGATCATGATAACGGTGTAGCTTATAGAGCGACATTTATATTTGATAAAAATAGAGTTATTCAACATGTATCAGTAAATGCATTAGACACAGGCAGAAATGCACAAGAAGTATTAAGAACTTTAAAAGGTTTACAAGCAGGCGGTCTTACAGGCTGTGCTTGGAATGAAGGAGAAGATTTTGTCGGATAATCCTATAGACGAAAAGATCATGACAAAGAAGAGATTCTCTGCTGCGGTCGAGCATTTAGTTGCTCATAACAATATGTCATACATAGACGCAGCAGCATACGTAGTTGAAGAGAGAAAGATGGACTATAAGAACATGAAGAAACTTTTAACTGATTCGCTTAAACAAAAGATCCAAGAAGAAGCAGCAAGCTTAAACTTGATTAAAGTTAAGAGAACTAATAAACTACCTGTATGAATCAATTATGGACTATATGGAAATACTCGTTAGGTGGATTTTCAGATGAAAAGACCGAACCTTATGATAATTACGTAGCATGTCTACGTACTCTTATTGTTAGCGTTAACTTTTTAACTTGCTTTTTTATAATGGCAAACGTGGTACATAATTGGTAATGAACGATCCTTTCGAGTCTTATAAATTATACAATGCGCTTAAACTCCATTTCGAAACAGATGGATATGACGCAGTTAAGTATCATTTTAAGACTTCAGTAAAGCCAACATCATTCTTTAAGCGCAAAGATAAATACTTCTTTGCCAAGCTAGCAAAGACATATGAGAACGAATTAAAAGAGTTCTATATTGCTAACTTTAAAAACGATGTTAAGTATGTCGGTGATATGCTTAACGAAGGTGGAGAACGATATTATAGAGATCATAAAAAGATTATGGAATCTCTATCGTATCAGTTTCAAAACGATATAAATAAACTTAATGATATGGATGTATCGTTTGATTCGCTGTTAGAAGCAGAAGAAAACAATCATCCATTAATCATCAAGCTTTGGATGCAAGAAGAAATCCTATTGGAAACAATAGTCATCTTGGATTCAATACTTGGGTTTGTAGAACGTGAAAATAAAAAGATTACGGACACTATCATATGGCCAGATATCTATAGAAAGATTATGAAATACAAACCATTCGTAAAGTTCGATCGAGATAAGTGTTTACATTTATTAAAAAAGACCTTTACAAATGCCACGTAATGTGGTATAATATAACTATACATTATGAATAAAGTGGATAATTCAGTAAATATACGGAGAAATATACTATGTCATTAGACAACTTAAAGAGCATGCGAGGCTCATCAATCGATAAACTCGTAAAAGCAGCGGAAGCGGTATCAACAGCCAAAACAGAATCTAACAGCTATGCTGACGATAGGTTTTGGAAACCGTCTCGAGATAAAGCAGGAAACGGTTACGCCGTAGTCAGATTCCTACCAGCTAAAGAAGGTGAAGATCTTCCTTGGGTAAGGTATTGGGATCATGGGTTCAAAGGACCTACTGGCTTATGGTACATCGAAAACTCTTTAACATCCATTGGACAACCAGATCCAGTCAGTGAATCAAATGGTTTACTTTGGAACTCTGGACGTGATGAAGATAAAGCTCTCGCAAGAGAAAGGAAAAGAAGACTGCACTATGTATCAAATGTGCTAGTTGTATCTGATCCTGATAATCCTCAAAATGAAGGTAAAGTATATCTTTATAAATTTGGTAAAAAGATCTTTGATAAGATTATGGACGTCATGCAACCTCAGTTCGCTGATGAAGAACCAGTAAATCCTTACGATTTCTGGGAAGGCGCTGACTTCAAGATCAAAATCAGAAAAGTAGAAGGGTGGGTCAACTATGACAAATCAGAATTCTCTTCAGCTTCTGCCTTACACGGTGGAGATGAAGCAAGACTTACTGAAGTCTATGATAGAATCTATTCTTTACAAGAGTTCTTAGAGCCAAACAACTATAAGACTTATGATGAGCTATCGATGAAACTCAACAAGGTATTAGGTATCAATGCAGGTCATGCACCAGCAGCTGATCCTTATGCTGCAACGCCAACAGCTCCGGCTCCAACGTTAACAGCAGACGATAATCCTTTTGAAGAAGTTCCAGCCGACAATTCATCCGAGGATGATACGTTAAGTTATTTTGCGAAACTCGCTAAGGAATCTTAATTTGAATTAAAAAACTTCACCACAGTTTTTTCAGGGACTCTTAAAGGTGAGTCCCTTTTTTTATCTGTTAGTTAGACCAGTGGATATAGAATCAACAGCTGGCGGCGTAGTGATAACATAATTATCGCCCATTTTAGTTGAATTGTTTGTTGTTGCAACTGCGTTTACTATTTCAGCTGGTGTTGGACCAGCAGCTCTTTCTTCAGCTTTTAATTCAGTTGATTGTTTGTTAAGGTTTTCTCCTTTTTGAGATGCTGCATTTTTATTTTCTACATTCTGAATTGCTTCATCTACACCAGTATCCATTGTAAGTTTACCTTTAAATGACCTAATACCTGCAGCAATATCATCGCCTTTAAATGGTATTTTTTCTGCTAATTTTGCCAAGCCTTCTAATAATAATCGGATTGGAGCTGTTAATGTATTGAATATTGTACCAACTAAGACTTTAATTATTCTACCAAAGTTAAATGAGCCTGTTTCGTCCTTCATAGCATCAAAGAAACCTAAAACTGTATTTTTAATTTTATCAAACATACTACCAATAAGTCCTGCAATGCTAAATGATGCAAGCGTTTCTTTAAATCCATCAAATCCTAGTTTGCCTGCTATAAAACCAACAGCTGATTTTAATAAGTCAAGTGGTATACCAATAAGTCCTACAACTGCTCCTTTAAGACCACCGATGACTCCAGCAAATAGCTTAGTGAAAAACCCACCTTCTTGCTTAGTAAACCCGTCTATCGATCCTTTGATTGCATCAACAGCAGTAAGAAGTATAGTAAGAGGCAAGAATAATCTACCAAGTACTCGACCAACTCCTTGGAATGCTGTAAATACAGTCTTAAAGAAACTACCTAAACTTTTAAGTACTCCACCTGCGCTTTTAGCGCCTTTTGCAGTACTCTTTGCTGTATCGCTAACAAGTCCAAATTGTTTACCTATATCGCTAAAAGCTTTACCAGCGTCTGCAAAAGCTCCTGTTATAAAAGCAACACCTTTACCAAATACACTTCCAATAGTTTTAAAAAATCCACCGACTTTCGAAGACATAGCAGTAATGCTACCTCTTATTCCTTTAGTAGCATTCATAAAGATATTCTTTTTAAGAGTAAATGCTTTAGTAACTCTACCGAAGAAATTGGCTGTAGACATTAGAATACCAGCCTTAAATGTTTTAAGACCTTTTGTGCCCATTGTAAATGATGCTTTAAACCGTTTAAAGAATTCAGCGAGAGGTTTAGTTATACTATTTGTAAATGCAGTTTTAACAAATTTAGGAACAAGCTTCTTTAAAGCAAGACCTAATCCTTTTACAAAGAGCGTTATAGCATCTGCAATACCAAGTATAAAACCTTGTAAAACAGCTCCTATAGCTATTACTATACCACCTACAATTCCAGCTGCAACTTCACCAGGACCTTCAAGCTTATCGCCAGATTTCTCTGTGTTTTCAGATATCTCTCCAAGTAGCTTTAAAGTCTCTTCAGCTCTTTTATTAGCTTCTTTTTGAGCTTCAATATCATCAAATTTATTGCCAGCTAGCTGATCAGCCAAGTCTTGCATTGCTTTTAATGAATCGCCTTGTAGGTTATGACTTTTATCGGCCATGACCATAGCCATTTGAGCTTGTAATTGGGCAGAGTCCTTTGTTGCTTTACTGACTTCAGCTTGCTCTTTAAGTGTATCTGTTAGAATTTCGAAACCAGACTTTTCAGCCAATGGTTTCTTTGTTTTCTTTTCCTCTGCCATTTTTTATTCCTTATTTACCGAATGCTTTACCAGCTTCGCTGATGCCGAATGCGCCAAGTGTTACTACAACAAATGATGTATAAATTGTGTCTGATATAAGTAAATCTTGTCCCATAAATGCTGTGACTAAATCACACATTCCAAAGACTACCATAAGTCCAAAGGATATAAATCCAATGATTGCTTTCTCATTGAGAATGTTATCATCTAGAAATAAGTCCATAAACTTATGTTTAGGTGGTGAGAGCTGATTCTTAGCACGAATCGCTTCATCTTTCATTTCTTTAATTTGATCTTCTTGCTCATCGAGCTTTTCGATCATCGCCATATACTTATCTAAATCTATTTCGACTTCGTTTCTGCTGTTATCTGTATTTTCAGCCATTATTTCATTCTCCTCTGTTCGTTTTTTAAACGTTCGTTTTCTTCTTCTATCCAATCCGCTAAAAGAGCTACATATATCTCCCTTTCCCACGGTACCATGTTATCTAGTTCAGTTAAACTATATCCATGATGTTGCATCATTGCAAAATTAGTCTTATAATGGTTTACAAGACTATCGTGCGAAAGGCCTACATAAAAAAACTAGAAAGTCCTCTTAATACTTGTTCTTGCTCTTTTCCACACTCACATTTATAA